CAATCCCAAGTGTTCAGAAGATAGTGCGTACCCAGCAGAACCAGACAGTGAGTATGGTTGGGAAAAACTATTCAGTGAACGCCTATACCTAAGCTATGGTCGTAACTATGGATTTAGAGTTCGTATTGCTAGACTACATAATGTATTTGGACCACTAGGATCTTGGTGTGACGGCAGAGAAAAAGCACCAGCAGCACTATGTCGTAAAGTAATTGAAAGTACAGGCGAAGTAGAAGTATGGGGCCCTGGCAATCAAACTCGCAGCTTTATGTATATTGATGAGTGTATCGAAGGCATTCACAAGATGATGGCCTGTGCAAGCCAAATGCCAATTAATCTTGGCAGTGATAGAATGATATCTATTAATGATCTAGTTCTGTTAATTGCCAAGTTAGCTGGTAAGAATATTACAATTAAGAACATTCCGGGCCCGCAGGGTGTCATGGGTCGTAACAGCGACAACAATTTAATCAAAGGTTTAATTGGTGGCTGGGCTCCTGCTGATACACTAGAATACGGACTGACAAAAACCTATGCTTGGATTAAAAGTCAAAAGAAAATCTTTACTAAAACAGGCAGAGTCTATGACCTAAAAGTAGACAAAAATATTGTAGCTCCGTTATCCGAATGTCAATGCACACCAAATTCAATTTATTATTTTCATTATTATTACGATCTCCACGAAGGTGTTAATATCCTAAATAGTTTAGAAGATAAACACTGGGATCATTTGCGTACAGATTCAACTGCCAAGTTTGTCTATGAAAACTGTAATGAAACATTTACCTATAAACTAGCACACGATATCAAAAGCGTCATCACAGAAAAAAATATTCATCCTGCAAAAATCTATATGATTGTTATGGATGAAGTACATAGAAAATTTATCAATGATAGATTTGCAGAGTTAGAAGTCTACGGAGTCAATGTAGGAGTATTCAACGACCTATTAAGCAAGACAGTAGCGCCAACCTCAGAAGAAACAACACATAAATTCAGTATGCTGAGTAGAAACTATCGCGCCTGGAGACTGCACCTATATGCAGCATTAGCCGATAAAGATTTATTGAAGAATTTTAGATACAGTTTTTACAACATTATGCCCTACGGTGATGTTAAGTATTATGATCAAGAAACTATGACTGCTGATCTTGTAAAACAAAATGTTGCACTGTCAGATCGAGTAGATGAATGGTTATTGGCAGTTCCTTATACTCTAGATGCCGCAGACAATGTATTAAACAAGTGGGGAGATGCAACCTACGAAGCAATAATGAGTGCAGATTTTCACACACTAGTAGAAACGCACTATGATCTGTCATACTATGTTCCGGGCTATGTTTCTTATAATAGATCACTAGCTCCTAGTAGCATAACAGAAAAGACCAATAAGCCCATTGCTTGCGGCAAACCTTTTATTGTATTTTCAACTCCTTATTTCTTAGCAGATTTGCGCAGTCTAGGCTATGAAACATATGCGCCTTTTATTGATGAGAGCTATGATACAGAAGAAGACAATCACAAAAGATTAAATATGATTGTAGCAGAAATAGAAAGAATAGCTAATTTACCAACAGAGCAATACAAAGAATTATTAAAAAATTGTCTTGTTGTTGCAGAAAGAAATCGTCAACGATTATTAGACAAAAAAACTAACACTTCTTATAATACGCAGTTTAATTTTTTAAGAGAACATTTTGAGCCACAGTCAAATATACAAATTCTTTAACGAGATTAGTCAGCACTACGATCCTACAACTCTAGCTGAATCTCATAGTGCTGGGGTGCCTGTTCCTTATACTATAATAGACGATTTCCTACCTGATGAATTGTTCAATACACTAAGTTTTGAAGTTGATTTCCTACAGGAAAGCGATTGGACTGTGTTTACCAACGGCTCTAGTCTTAGAAAAGAATGTAGAAACTTTACCAACACTCCTAGAATACAGTCAATGGCCTATAGTTTTCAAGGTAGTGTTTTCTTAAAATGGATAGAGCAGGTCACAGGTATTGACAAGCTAGTAGCTGATCCGCATTATCGCGGCGGTGGTATAACTCGTGTATCTCGAGGAGATAGTCTAGGCCTGCATAACGATTTTAATTGGAATGAACAGATTAGGCTTACTCGCAGAGCCAACATAATACTGTATATGAATTCTGAATGGGATGCCAGTTGGGGCGGTGATCTAGAATTTTGGGATTTTGATCAAACTGGATGCCTAGTTAAAATTGAACCCCGGCCAAATCGATTAGCCATTTGGAACTATGATGAGCGACTAATACACGGGCATCCGCACCCGCTAGCCTGTCCCGAACATATTGCTAGACAAAACTTTATTCAATTCTATTACGGCAGTAATGCCACTCACGAAACTCCTCCGCATAGGAGCCAATTTATTTAATGGCAAATTTTCACCTTAACAGTCAACCCTATATAGAACAACTGTCTTACAATCAAGCTACTGATATGATACTAGAAATAGGCAGTGATCAAAATGAAGGATCTACTGAATTTTTTAACGGCCTATCAGTTAACTGGGAAATACCTTTTTACACAGTAGATGTTGTTATTGAACCCCAACAACGACTTACGCATCTAGATCATATTATATGGCAAGTTGAAACAGGCAGTGTGTGGACTAAGACTGTCTTACCTACACTTAACAAACAGATCAAAGTTCTTTACCTCGACAACTACGACTGGGCTAATCCAGGTCCAAATGCAGACACTATTAGAACAAGTTATGAATTTAGAAATGTTGACTGGTCTAATCTAGGCAGTCAGGTAGAACATCTACATCAGATGGTAAATTGTTTGCCCTATATGGCTGATCAATCATTAATAATTTGTGACGATACTCCCTTAGTTGACCACTCTGGCACATATACTGGCAAGTGTGGTGCAGTAGTTCCTTATTTGTTATGTAATGGTTATAAAATAGTCTATTCAGGAAATAACGGAGTTATCCTAGCAAGAGGCTTGTAATGCTCTGTTACTTTGACAGTGATACTGAAGTTAATTTGTCTTATATCAAGCAAGTTAAAAATGTTAGATCTCTTGCAGAATTAAAAGCTAGACTGTCCGAATCTAATGTAACATATGTTACATCAAAAGAATATAATCGAGTTGGTGTATATCCTATAGAAGTCAGCAAGATTCCAGAACTGTGGTGCGCTAAAACTCACGCAGATAGTGTCAATATTTTACTGAATATTCCTAGTAGAGTAATCAAAGCGGCCAAAAAGAAAATTGTTCGCATACTAATTATTTCTATAATCGAAGGAGATAATTTTACCACAACGACCTTCAACGGCTTCGAACATCTACACAATACTGTTCGATTACTAGGTCTTCCTAAACACAGTGTCTGTATTGTGTCTGGTAACCTTAATGCTAGTCAGCAGTATACTAACTGGTGTACAGAAAATTCCAAAGAAGAATTAATAGAATTTTTAGAAGGAGTTGAATGGGATGGAAAAACATCTAACTCTTCTAACAGTCCTGTTACTATAAAAGATTACAGTTTACCCTTTAATAGTCTAAATCGTGCTCATAGAAATCATAGAACTGAGCACCTATATTTTTTAGCTGAAAACAAATTAACGGGTTTAATAAGCGGTGGTGCTTGGTTTGCCACACATACTATTGATATACCGATATATCAAACAGTAGAATACAATCATTACAAAAATATATTAAATTCTAACTATCCTAAGACTGTTGATGTTATTGACTTAATCAATACTGTTCCTAATCTAATCAACAATCTTGAAATATACGAAAACAGTCAACTAACAGTGGTAACTGAAAGTCACTTTGATCAAACAGGCGGATTGTTTATTACAGAAAAAACTTTTAGACCCTTGCTAGTTGGTCATCCTTTTATGATTCTAGGGCAAAAAGGCACCTTAGAAAAATTAAGATCTTGGGGATTTGAAACTGACTTTGATGGTATCGATCAAAGTTATGATTTAATTGAAGACACTCGAGAAAGATTTTTACAATTTCATCAGTCTCTTAGAAATTGGTGTATTCGATATTCTGAGATTCGACGAACTGCAATTTACAAATGGAATAACATTATCCAACACAACTTTCAAAATTATAAAAAATTAAATTTTAAAAAGCTAATGTTTGATAATGTTATACGATCTACAGAAAACTATTTTAAAGCAGGTTCTTAGAACTTTCCTGGATATCATTCTTTAATCGTTCGATATCCATTTGAAAGTCTATCTTTTTAATATCGTTTCGATATTCTTGAAAAATGTTAAGAAGCTTTTCAGCTACCTCATCCGGCTGGGCATCAGAGAGTTGTTCCTGAACATTTATTTCCCATATCCGACCATTAGTAAATTCCAACCGCAATAATATCAGATATGCAACAGGCATTGTGTTCATGTAGAGGTCTTCGAATATCTCAGGCCACTCTTGAACCAAATGCCTTGGCGGCTTAAACAACGGTTTAGGCACTTGCGTCTTCTGATACTTTTGTTGTTGCTTTCTTCTTTGGCGGATCTAAAGCATCGGCTTCTTTGCGTAGACGTGCAGCTTCTTTGTACATTGCATCAGCCTGACTACGATAGCTTCTAGCAATATCAGTGTCAGTTAGTACAGCATTAGCTGGCGCCTGTGCTCTTACTGGAGCAGCAGTTTCAACAGATTCTTTTACTGCTTCAGGTTTCTTACTTGGGATAGTATTGGCAGAGCCACCTTTGACAAATGTGCAGAGATCGTCAATGGCGCAGTTTTTTTGTTCTGCAATCAAAATATTCAATTGATCTAATGGTACCGCAGCATTAACCATTGGCGTCATAATGACCATATCTGTTGAAATCTTCTGCAATCTTCCATCTTGTTGCATAGCTGTTAACATAGGACGTCCGTCTGGGAAATGACGTATAAACATAATTTCTCCAAACTCAAATGCGTCTTGAGCCTGCTCTGTTTCTACTAACTGCATAAGAGCATCGTGATATGCATCAGATAATTGATTAACTGGCAAAATTAATGCCGAATTAGATTCACCGGGTAGGGTACGAAATACTACAAGAACCTTGGCCCCTGTATTTTTCATACGACCTATATGTTTTGTAGGTTTTGCCATATTATTCCTTTTTAGCAGTTACTGATTCTAAAAACACGGATAGTTTGTTGTAAACTTTACCCACCGCTTCCATCTCAGCTGCTTTAAATGCACCACGAGTACTAGCCACATCTAAGATACTTCTTAGTGCTGCTAGGTCGTTAATGTTCAAGTCTGGAGCTGCCTGACCGTTCGCCTCAGCGGCTGGTGCTTGAGCAGCAGTTGGATCTACCGGCTGGCCCGGTGCTACTTTGGTTTCTTCTGTCATTTAGTTTCTCCTTAAATATGGACAGGCTAACATAAAGTATGTTAGTTCTTTTTGATCTTCGAAGGCCACAAATGTGGCTGATTTTAAGTGTCCGTCTTTATCCAGGGAAGGTTGTCTAGCAATAGCATACCTTCCTTTGAGTTTTATTTTAACCCAATTTTCTAAAGAACTACTTTGAAAGAATCCGCTGTCGTCAATTTTGAACTTCGCAAAATGCGGAGGAATATGAGACAAAGATCTCTTGTTTAATACTTCTAAAGGATTTAGATCGAACATAGTGAAAATATTTATATGTGTGGTTTATTCTGATGGCGAATCCTGGCGGAGTCTTTTAGCTAGTGTTCTTGCAGTTCCTAGTTTTTTAATATCGCCTGCAAAGAGATAAAGTTCAAAGGCTGTTTTTTCTGAGAGAACTTTCATACGTCTTTTGGTAATGTGCCAGGGACTGTCAATATATTGATCAAGCCAAATCAAAATTTGAGCATTGATTACTAGTTCTTTAGGAATTTCAATTTCGTAGGTTTTAATTTCTGATTTTGTTTCAACAAATTCTAAACAGTTATCAGTCATCCGAAGACCACCTACTTCTTTTTCTCGGGTACTGTACCACCATATGGCTCGAAAATCTTTTATACTCTTTTCGCTGGTATTAGCCCCGGCTGCTTTTAAAAATACTTCAGTATAAGAATCTTTCCGATCCATTATTATTTTATTTCTTCACCAGTGGTTAGCTTGTACACAGCAAAGTCTGTGGTTTTAAAAAGTCTGTTGAGTTTCTTAGCAAGGTTGTGAGCGTGTCCCGGATTTGAAAAGCTAACCTTTTTGTATTTAGGTCCAGGATAACTGGCAAGCAAACTACCGCTCTTGAGATTAAAAGGTTGTCCTTTGTAGAACACAGCCCAGATGGCATCGCTATTGAGTATCTGCTCAACTTTATAGGTTTCTTTATTTGCATACTCTAGCAAAACTTGGGGTTTTGGTCTACTCATAACATATATGTCCAATTAAGTACACATATATTTATGTTTAATTGAATCCGCCGCCGTCAACCTTTACTTCTATTTGAGTGGTAGATTGGCGTATCTCAGCCAGCATACTGTGTATTTCCTGCATAGTTTTGGACATTTTGGATGTCAATATAGCCAATTCGCTGGTTAGATCTCTTGCTTCCTGTATGCTGATGCGAATATCTTTTTGTTGACTTCTTTCGGCGGCCGCAAGTCTCTGTATTAATCGTTCCACACTTGGTAGGTTTACTGGTACATTATTTTGAGACATTACTTAATACCTGTTTCATTTCAATCTCAGTCTTAAAAGGTCCTTGGTACTCGTAACGTTGTAGAGTAATTAGTTTTGGGCAAAAACTTTTAACCCATCCTTTGTCGAATCGAATAACATAGTATCCTGCACAGTAAAGACTTTTACTATCTCCGCTCTTAGTAAACAACGGCAATTTTCGTTTAACATCAAACATTGCATTGTGTGGTGCAGTTGAAGTTGCATAGCCGTGTACTTCGTTAGGTTCTGCATCGTCTGCTTCTTTAATAATCTTAGCAACAAAAAAGTTTTTACCAAACTCTCTAGTTAGATCAACTTTGGTTTGATAAATTTTAATTCCTGTACTATTACTTAGAACAAATCGATTGTCTTCATTTTTTCTAAGTGTAGCGTATTTTGTTCCGTCTTTTTCAACAATCCAAAATTTATTTTCGATAATCGGTTTAGCGTGTAAATCGTTCATTGTGTATACCTCGCATTGAGTGGTTCGGCATAGGCCTGTGCCTGCTCTGAAATTTTCTTTAGATCGTACAGATTGCAGAATTTGATAAGTCTAATTCCTACCTGACTAATATTTTTATTAGCTGACGTTGCAGTAGTAATAGTTTCTGTAATTATCTTTTTAATATTTTCGGGTTGTGCAGTCAGATCGATCAGTGTACGATTGCGTTCGTAATCTTCTTTAACACGATGTTCTTTTCCTTCGTGGTCGGTCCAACGTTGAAGCATCATATTGTTCCAAGAGAACCCCTTACCGTTCATATCTTCGTAGGCTTCACGGAGACCAATTTTATTCTTTGTGCCTTTTTCACGTACTCCCGGATATGCAGAGAAGACGTTGTCTGAGGTATCTCCTCGCATACACTTCTCAAAGAGTAGCCACTGCGGGTCCGGAGCAACTTTTGGCAAGTTAGTTTTTTTATCAATGACGTGCTGATTCTTCTTATCAAAGTAGCCTTCGTGTGTAATTGTGGTTTCTGTGACGCCATTATATTGTTTGACATTGGGTGCAATAAGCTGTACAAAATCTGTGTCTGTACTAATGATCACGTGATTGTCGTTAGGATGAGTTTGAATCCAGCCTGCAATAAGATCGTCTGCTTCTAGCTGAGAATTTTGCAAAACTGTACAGTTAGTCTTTTCAGTTACAAACTCTTTGAATGTATCAAACGCTTCCCAAAATACACGTTCTTCTTCTTGTTCTCGTTCGTTATGTGCGGCACGGGCGTCTGAACGATTACGCTTATAGGGAGCATAATGATCTTTGCGCCAGCTACGCCCCTCTAGGCAAAATACCACGTGACTACCGCCAAAGTCTTGCCAGGCTTTCTTAATACTGTTAAGAGTAATGTGAAAAGCCATACCTAGTTTGATATCAGCGTCACCGTTGATAACGTGTCTTGCACGAAAGAATGTGTTTGCTGTATCTACTAAAATATAAGTCATTTATTGTTTCTTTTTACACTTTGAATATCAATAACGCCGGTATTAACAGCGCCTCCAAAATCCCCGTCAACTACTACATTAGCACAAAGTTCACGGAACCAGCGATCTACAATTTCTTCGTCGTTATCTCCGTCAAAACCATATCCCTCTTGCTTTAATTTTAACACAAAATGGTCGTTCCAGTCAAGCTCAAAAAATCCGTTGCGTACATTATCTTTGTTAATATGCGTATTGAGAACGCCTACCCACGGTTCTTTCAATTTGGTTGCACGATCTTTTGGCGTTAATTTAGCAAGATCTTCTGCTTCTTTTGCCCGTTCGGCTTCTTGTCTAGCACGTTCGGCCTCTCTCTGATGAGCTGCTGTGTCGTCTACAGCTTTTTCTAATCTAGATTCAGCGTCTGCAATGGTTTTTTCTAACTTGTCTATACCAGTTAGACGTTTAAATAATTTTCCTAACATTAAGTTCCCCACTCATTTTTAAACAATGGCACTTGTAATCTATCACTGTAGCGTAAACCGTTCTTCATTGCTAAGTCTGCTACTGTGCGATTGTTCAGTGCATAAACACTTTCCACACCACCCACTGGCATTAGATAAACGTGCCCTTTAAATCCTGCTCGACGATATGCGGCAATAGCACACTCTGCATCAGCAAAGTCTTGTTCTGTAGCAATAACAAACTTCAAGTATGCCGTGCCAACTTCTTCATACTCACAAACAACTTCTGGACAAATAGCATCTTCCCACTTTTCACCGCTACAAGGAAGTTTAGCACTAACAGAAAAAGTAATTTCACGAGATGCAAATGGAGGATTTTGTCCCCACTGTTTTAGAAACTCTTTAAATTCTAGAGTCAACTTTTGAGTACCGTTTGTTTCGAAAGTAATTTCTTTCAGCTTTCGCATCTTTTCGTGATTGAGTAAGTCCGGATAAGCTCGTTGCCAGCCTAATAAAGGCTCACCGCCTGTAATAACTAGATGTTCGTCCTTCCACTCATTGTAGGGCAGTATCTCCGAGATTCTATCTGCGATGGCGTCTGTTGTAAGCATAGGACTAAGGTCCTTAAAACGTGGATCCCAAGAAGCATAACTATCGCAACCAGTACTAACAAGCGGAAGTTCTTCATAGATTTTAAATTCAGTGATGCGTTCAGCAATAGATTCAACTTCAGTACTTAGTTCTCCACGCGGCATACCAAAGCCAGCACACTTAAAGTTACAACCGAATGTACGGAGGAACACACTAGGCACGCCCATATAGCGTCCTTCACCTTGAATGCTGTAAAACAGCTCTGCAATTTTAATTTTACTCATAGTTTATTATACACTCTTTTTCTCTAAAAGCCAAGAGCCGTCCCCTTGGTCTTTCCATTCTATTGTATCTCCTTCTTTCCAACCTGCTGTTTCCAAAAAATCATTTGGGAACTGTAGTATTGCGTCTCCAGTTTCTGGATCTTCTTCAACAGTTAAAGTCCAACTGCGGTTATTCGATCGCTCAGTAATATCTTGCATAAAAAAGCATCCTCGGTTGTGTTAAAATAAAATTCCATTTTATCTGGAGTTGGGCTGTATCTAAAACGATCCCCCGGTAATCCAAATATTTCTATAACCATAATGCAGGTCTCGTTCCACCAGAAACCATTTTGTCCGGCGTGCCAAGGTACTGTAACGGTACGTTCTTCGAATGTACTCATTCTGGTAATTGTCTAAATCTTTGTAAAAAACTTTCTAAGTAACAACTGTATTCTTGAGGAGGATTACCTTGGTCATCTCGATAATGCACCCAAATATTTTTATCTTCTTCTACCAAGGCAAGAATAATAAATTTTTTGCCTTCTCCAGCCCACCACCTTGTACCTACTTTAATCATTTTTCACTCCTTATCAAAACACTTATCTATCCATCCAGTAACTGCAACTATCCAACCAAATCCTTCGGGTTCGCCCCAATAAAGAACAGCCAGTGTAGCAGACATTCCAGTTATTAGAATTGCTAGAATTTTTTTCATTTACGGTAATTTCCTTTTTCGGGTATAACGTGTCTAACACCACCTGTAGGATCTTCCATATCGCCTGTACGTCTTGGAATAAGATGAATGTGTGGCCATTCTACAGTCTGACCAGCAGCCGGACCATAGTTAAGACCTACATTAAATCCATCCCATTCCCCACTAATGACTCTTTTGATTCCGTCACGCACAGCATCTTCAAATGCATCCATTAGTACAGGTATGGTATTATATTTAGGCACAAATAATAAATGGCCATCAGTCACAGGATATTTGTCTTTAAATATCTTTACATGAAAATCTTCTTCTACTAAATCAGTCCACGGTGCAGAACTTTCGTCGATATCTGCTGGTTGAGTCAACATTACAGTATTAATCATTTCCACCATTCCTCGTAAGGGAAGTCGATCCATACATCTTCTTCGGCTTTGTTTACTTCCATACCCCAGTAGTTCATTCCAATACTACATTGACTGGCAAGATTATCAACGACTACAGCAAATCTGACATTGCTACCCCAAACGTGTTCCCAACGTTCATCGTAAGGAAAGCAGCCACTAGACCAGTCCTGCATAATCCAGTTTAGTGTGGTACCTTGATCATTAATATCGTCAACTACGAGAATATTCTTTCCATCAAACGCATCTTCAGCCATTCCTAGATCGCTGACTGTTTCGATATTATCTCGAAGACTAACCTGTAGTGGCTTCATAGGAATATTAAAATAGTGACTGATCATAACAGCAGGCAACAGCCCGCCTCGACTGATGCCTACTATATAATCTGGTTTCCAGTTGTCTTTTGAAATTTGTCTGCAAATTTCGCTGACTAAATTTTTAAATTCTGTGTAATCAATTATGCGCTTTTTCATATCGTTCTTTCAGGTATTGCTCGTGTTGTATCCATTTGTTATTAACTAGGAATCCCCAATCTCTTTTCTTCGCCCCTGGCATAAACAATGTCCAGGCAGTTACGCCAGGCCTAAGCTCAATACGATGATAAGAACTAGGGCTACATATACGAAAATGGCCGGGTCCTCTCCATTTACGTACTTCACACGATTTACGACCTTGGTCGTCAAACTGTGGAATCCATTCATAATATCCGCCTTTTAAAATCAGTGTTGCATAAGGCCACGGATGATCGTGAACATCGTCTGGATCACCTTTAAGGAACTTATGTAAAAATATGTTGAAAGGAAAATTATCTCGATCTTTTAAGAACAAGTAATAACGTTCTAGATAAGGTTCGTCACTTTGACGATCCATAACAATACGCTTACGACCTAATCGTTCTAGAAGATTAAGAAACCATTTCATTTGCAAGTCTCCAAAAATTCGTTTAGTCTGTGTGCGGCCTCATTGAAATCTACAGCCCAAACTTTTGCTTCAATTTGATTGTCAACAATCTGCATATCAAAAGGAACAACACCGTTGAATCTAAAATCTTCTGGGACTTCTGTGGTAACAATAAATTCTTGTAGGTGTTTTGCCCTAAAGATTAAATTATTTGCCATATCTACTGAATTCATAGAATTACCTCTTGATACTTAGATGCAGGGTATCTTTCTTGTAACCAGGCAAGAAGACCTGGTTCCCAAGGAAGCTGAATATTACCTGCTTTGTTTACAATTATTTTCATTCTCCGAAATAGACATTCATTATTTCTAATTTGTCTTGATATTCAGCAATTAGTGCAACTTCTTTTTCAATAGCATCCATAAGATCTGTATGATCATGAATGGCCATAGGATTGTTCAGCATAATGTCTACATTCATTTTATGTTTTAGAATGTGTGCTTCGAAGTGTTGTTTTAGTACATTGATAATTTCTTGTCTCATATTATTCCTTATCTGGGAGCAAATTCTTGCTGAAGTTTAATGTTATCAAAAAACTCTTTCTTTGTGTGAGGATCATCTTTAAATGATCCTTTGAGTACTGTAGTTTGTGTTAGACTAGAGTGTGCCATAATACCACGGTTCTCACAACATCCGTGTACCGCCTGTACATATACTGCTACATTCTCTGAGTCAGTTGCTTTGCTAATTTCTCGGGCTATGTCGTTACACAATTCTTCTTGTAGTGTTCCTCGACGAGCACACCATTGTGCGATACGAGTATATTTAGAAAGACCAATGAGTTTATTAGCGGCAATGATACCGATGTAGGCAACCCCAGATACAGGCTGGTGATGATGAGAGCACATGGACCGTAGCTCACTGCGAACCACGAGCATACCTTCGTAACGATCTGCAGAATCATTTGGAAATGCTGTTGCGTCTGGTGCTGGGTCATATCGTCCTGCCATAATTTCATTGAAGTACATTTTAGCCAGCCGACGAGCAGTACCTTTGCTATTCGGGTCATTCTCACGATCAATAAGCAACTTGTCTAGCACTTGTTCAAATGCTGGTGTAGCTTCATCGATTAGTCGTTCTATATCACCTTCGTAGAGGTAATCACTAATGTTATCGCCTGCCCAAAAACGCTTGCCTTCACGTTTCATTTTAAAACGAATGTGATCGCCTAGGTATGCTTCTTGATAGCCACCGTCACCTGCCATTGCGTCAAGTGCTGTTTCTTTTTTATCTGTCAATTAAATTTCTCCGAGTTTATGTCGTGGATGACATTTATATTATTTTAACATTTCTAATAGTTTATTGCAACTAAAATAATGTTCTGTAAGTTCATTTACCTGTTTATTTAGGCTAGGTAAGAATTTTTCATAACAATTCATATATTGAATGATCTTGTTACAAATTTCTGGACGATGTGCTTCATATGAAGCATATGACTCTGTCCACTTGCTAGGATACTTAAACGTATCGAAGCCCATTTCGCTGTAGCTTAGGCGATCTGGCACCATAGGAATAGCATCTACCAAAGCACCTTCATACCAACTAATGCCTAATGTTTCCTGTAGATTTGCACTAAACACTAGTTTAGCTTCACCTAACAAATTATGATACTCGTTCTTTGTTAGTTGTTGATCTTGACAGACAACAAATTCATACTGAGGAAGATAATGTTTTAGGTCACGAAAGATTTCTACCTGCTTCTCTGGAGCAATACGATGAGGGAAAAGAATAAGATCACGCTTGGGCATATTCTTATACATTAACAACGTATCTTGCATATACTCCATTGGCCAACCACTACGTACAATTTTACCTTCCTTGATAAATTCTTGTACAGTATCTTCTAGTGTTTCATCTAAAAGATTGCGACAGAATAAGTCAATGTGAAATTGTGAAGCAAAATAATTATGGTCAATGGCAGCAAAAAATGATTTTTCTGCGTGACGTACCCAAGGAGCATCACCGATTAGTCGACCTAAGAAATCTTGAGGATCATAACTGCCGGCGTGCCATAGTGCGTGAATAGTTACAGGAATCTGTAACAGTTCGCTCATATACTTTAAATTTATGATGCCCGGATGCCAAGCATCAGTAAAAATAAAGTGATCGCCGGAATGAATGGCTCCGTTACAAAATAACCGACCCATCTGCTCCACCTGTGCTGACTTATATATGTTGGTACCACCAAAATTAAGGAAAGCACCAGGAGTAGTGGCATTAGGAATATCCGTAGGGCCAGATAAAATTTGAACATCGTGACCTGCCTTTTGTAAGAGTGCAGGTACATGGGACTTCCATTGTCCTGTGTACCTGGTTTCTACTGCTTCTAAATCAACGAGAAAAATTCTGCTCATTGCGACCGCGGTAGTTATTTTGACCACGTGGCTTGTATTCGCCTTTCGGTACCCAAGGTCTACGTGGGCGTTGACTATCAAGAAAATTCTTGTAGTTAACATTAGCACGATCATATAGATGTGCAGGGTTAAATTCGCATAACTCGATACGGCAGTAATCGTGATATGCCTCTAGGTCGTCAAAGACCTTATTAACTTCGGGCTTCATTGTAAGATACTTCTTAAGCCATTCTTGAGCCATTATAGCTTTCCTTATTAATACTTGATAAAAGAACCATTTTCTCCGTCTTCGGAGACCTCAATCCAAACCTCACGGTTAGGATACTTTTGTGAAATGGCGTCATACAAATCGCCTGACATCATCTCGCAACTTTTATAATCTAAACTTAGTGTAGCATCTTTATAAAGATTTAGCAACCAGCGTTTAAACTGAATAAATTCGATATCGCGATCATCGTGCGTAACACCAATCCACACTTTAAAGTGGAAGATGTGACGATGCGGATAACCTAGAAAACTTACATCATATTCATCACCTGTAGCAAGTGCTGGATCCGTAAGTGCGGCTGGATATTTATGCATACCTTCTTTACGGAAGGTTACCCAAATCATTTTGTTAGGACGGACGTCTTGTCTAATAATCATTCTGTTAAGGCCTTTGCAACAGAGTTGATATCATTTTGATCCATAAAGAATTCGTAGGTAGATTCACTGTCAATCTTGCCATCTTTGTCTTTAGTTGCCTGAACAAAATTCACAGCAAACAACCCCTTGGGACTTTGGCATTCCCATTTTTTAACACGCAATTGAAATCCAGCAGTGTCTTTAACAATAACTTCTTTCATCTCAAACTCTCCATAGTGATAATTTTACTTAATTCTTCTCCGAGATCTTTGTCGTCAGTGACCACGTGCAGACTGTGTCGGTGATCGTCATTCTTGCGATCGTATTTGGTAGTTTCAATAATAGTTCCACCACCTGCACTGTAGACATTTAGTCTGAAGCCTTGCGATTGAATATTTGGACCTTCGCTGTCAACACTAATAAGATTACCGCTGTAATCAGTTTCATTGTCGTCATTCATTAGCCAGTTGCGAATTCTTTGTTTAAATGTTAATTTCATAGATCTTTTTTCTACAATTTTTCTTGCACGTTTAATTTGATTTCCACCAACAATTCCTCGCCTATAGCTAGATGCTGTTTGTGTTACTGCATATCCAGTACTCATTTGATGATCTCATCTTTACCATATTGATCCCAACTAGTAAACTTATTTCTATCTAGTAGGTCGTGGAGGTTATGGCACCACACTCCGTGATTAGTTGCTTTAAA